TTGGCATAAATTTTTTCTTAAACCCCGGCGAGCCAGATGCCTAAAAAAGTCTGCAGGGCAGCAGCGCAATACAATGTCAAAGATTACCGCACCAGTACAGAAGCCGTCCAATGGCGGATCATCCAAGGAAGAAGCCGCTGTTTTAGTTGCGGCCACAACGATTCTTGGACCCGAAAAAAGCAAAACCGAAATTGTAAAACCGGTTTTGAAGGCCGAACCCGAAAAACCCGTTGTTCCTGCTCCGGAGCCAGTCAAGGAAATGACCCTGATGGAAAAGATCCTCAAGGTCGAAAACCTTCAGCTTGTCATCGAAAAAAGGGCTAAGCTGGTCCAAACACGCAGCGAACTGGAAAGGTTCCAGACCGCATCCAATGATTTCAACTGCTCCATGCGGCTGAATGATTCAGACGGAAATGTCTTCACCACCAGTTTCACCCCTGGCATCAAGAAAGTCATTGACTTTCTCAGGACATCCTTCGATGCAAGCATCAACGATGTAGAAACCAAAATCACTTTCTGACCCTTCATTTTATTCAATGATCAGAGCGTTCCGTCTTTCGACGGGACGCTTTTTTTATGGTCGTAAAGGCTAATAGAAAATAGTGTCCTTTATTATCGATGTCTGCCATTGTAGTATTGCCTGATGAATTCACAGTATATCCGCCTTGGCCAAGCGCTTGACCTGATGGATCAGGTCGATGAAAACGGCAAAGCAGTTCCGTTTCAGATCAAATTTGTCACTGCCAATCGTGGATTGATGACAGGTGGAGAGATCGTGGAATTGAAGCATGCCTGTAAATGTGTTGGTAAAAGAAACGGGAAACCGGTCTTTGACCGGAGGGTGAAGATCCCTTCATCCTCCGATAACCGGGATTCAAAGGACCCCCGGCATTGGGTCAACTCCACACGAAACATCCTGCTCCCCAATGGCCAGATACGAAAATTTCATATCCGACTGATCATAGAATTCAATAATAAAAAGGTCTGCTATTGATGAAAAGCAAGGTTATCATCCACAACGATTTTGCACTGTTGCCAGGGGCAAAAGCTATCGCCACGACCAAAGGATCCGATGATGCTGCAAAGACTATCCCTGTCATTCCAAAGGAATCTTCCTCTGATCCCTGGTCCCCCTGGGGAGACGATAACCTGTTCCCGCAGAATGTGTTGACAGACTTGGAAAAGAACTCCATAGCCCTCCGTGCATTGGAGAAGCGCAAAACGGTACATTTTGGTCGTGGAATCCTCCCTTACCGGGAAATACCGAATCCCGCAGACACTCAAAATCCTACCCGTGAACGGGTCACGGATCCCGATGTGATGGAGTTTTTCAAACTGAACCGGCTGAATCTCCAATGGATTGATCTGATCGGAAGCCTGGAAATCTTCGCCAACGGCTGGCTGGAATTCATCCTCAATAAGGGCAAAGACAAGATCAACAAAGTATATGTCAAAGATCCTGTCTACTCCCGCAACGGGAAGATGGACCCTAAATCCCCCAGGATCCCCTTTTTGTTCTATTCCGCACAATGGGCGGATGGCAATCCAAATGAAGACGATGGATCATTGGTAAAGATCCCCATGTTCCATCCGGATAAGTATGACGGTAGTAAATACAAGGACCCAAAGTTCGCTTATCCTGTCTTTTACCGCTCTTTCAACAAGTCCTATTATCATCTCTCGGTCTGGAACGGGCTTCGCACCGGTGGATGGATGGCCATCGCCAACATGGTACCTGAACTGAAGAAGGCGATCATGAAGAACCAAATGACCATCAAATACCATATTGAGATCCCCGATGATTATTTTTCTAATCGGTACCCATCACCGGATTTCACCAAGGAAGAGCGTGAAGCAAAGAAACTGACCGTCCTGGAGGAGATGAACAGTTTCCTCTCAGATGTTGAGAATTCCGGCAAATCCTTCCTGACCTTCACTTTTTACAACAAGTTCAAGCAGGAATATATCTCCGGTTGGAAGATCAACGTGATCGATAACAAGCTCAAGGATGATGCTTATCTGCCGGATTCACAGGCAGCAAATTCAGAGATCCTCTTTTCCCTGGGCGTTGATCCCTGTTTGATAGGAGCCGGGATCCCCGGAGGAAAGCTTGGTGCCGGAAGCGGATCCGATAAGCGTGAAGCCTTCTGGATGCTGAACGCCGAGATGGGTGTGTACCGTCAAATCTCCCTGGAACCCCTCTATTTCATCCGGGACTTCAACGGCTGGTCGGAAGACATCCAATTTGACTATGTGACGGTTGATACCTCACAGACCCAGGATCAGCATCCGACAAAAACAACAAAAAGAATCGATCAAAACCAGGAATAATGAGCCTCGTAACCGATATCTCCCAGGTCCGATCAGCCAGTTCGATCAATGTCAGCAATACATTGACCGCATGGCAGCCATACCTTGATGAAGCAGAAATGACATTCATCAAGCCGGCAATTGGATCTGCGTTGTTTGCCCTTCTTAACGAAAAAGCGGAAGCCGAACTTGAGGCTCCCTTTTTGGAAGCGATCCAACTGATCCGGATACCACTTGCTCTGTATGCCCTGTACCTGGGCATCGACGAGTTCTCTGTAAGCATATCGAATCAGGGAATCCAGGTGATTGAGAATGACACGCACAAAGCCGCACCTCAGTATAAGGTGCAGAATCTTAAGGAAACATGGATGAGAAGGGCTCATACGCTTTTGGATGTGGCCCTGGCTCACCTTGAAGCGCACAAAGACGATTTTCCCGGATTTTCTCCCCAGGATCCTGACCTCTTTATCAAATCTGTCGCGGATTTCAACCAATTCGTTGATATCCGATCCTCCAGAAGAGTTTTCCTGGCACTCAAACCCATTCTGGCATCGATTGAGAAGAAATACATCAAACCTACGGTTTCAACAGCGTATTTCTTGAACCTCAAAGCGGCAGTCAAGGCTTCAACGCCTCTTTCAGAGGCGGATCAGGCCATTATGGATCTTATTCAGCCCGCACTGGCTCATCTGACGATCGCAAGGGCATTGCAGGATATCTCGATCGACATTCTCGACTGGGGGATTTTCGCCAATGCAGCCAGTACGTTCACCAATCTTTCAACCAAGCAGACATCCAACCGTGAAAGGATCTCTGCCATGATAGAGGCCAACCAGAAAGATGGTGAAGCAGAACTCAAAGAGCTGCAGGAGTATCTCGATCTCCATGCTACGGCTGACTTGTATACGGACTATTTCAACTCTGACCGGTATGTGGGAGCGTCCAAGGCAAAATCGAGAACCGAATTCCCGAATTCAGCATCCAACTCATTCTTCGTTGCATAAAACCTGGTAATCGATCCATCCTATGATTTCAGAATCCTCGTTCTCTTTGGCAGATGGCCTCTCGAAGCTGGCAGTATTGTTGATCTCCTATTTTTCTCCGGTCAAAGAGATTGTTCATGTCCTGCTGATCTTCATTCTCATTGATTTCATATCAGGAGTATGGGCCGCAAGAAAACGCAAGGAAACCCTGGAATCCCGCAAATTCAGAAAGACGCTGACCAAGTTTCTTTGGTACACCGTCGCCCTGATCCTATCCTTTATGATGGAGAAGACCTTTAACCTCTCCTGGTCGAATCTCTCCGGGATCATCGGAGGATTTATCTGCTTTATTGAACTCAAAAGCATCTTTGAGAATATCACCCATATAACCGGAGAGCCGATCTTTATGAAGATTCTTGGCTTGATCCGAAAACGTGGATCCCAGACCATAGATGATCTCTCGGAGAGTGATTCCAAGGATGATCACCCAATCTCTAAACCCAACTCTGATGGCTCACATTGAACAGTTGATCCCCAAGATATTCCGCTGGGAAGGCGGTTGGTCAGACGATCCCTCTGACAAGGGAGGACAAACCAACATGGGAATTACCCTGGCAACCTGGATGAGTTGCGGGTATGATAAGGACCATGATGGTGATATTGATTCCCAGGACCTGCGAATGATCACCCGGGGTGATGTGGTGAACCTTCTTCGTGAAAACTACTGGAACCGGTGGAAAGCAGATCATATCCTAAATCAGTCCGTGGCCAATCTGCTGGTCGACTGGGTCTGGAATTCTGGAAAACACGGAATCATCATCCCCCAACGTATCCTTTTGGTCAATCCGGATGGCATCGTCGGAGAGAAAACACTCAGTGCCATCAATTCATCCGATCAATCGCACCTGTTTCATGCGCTCAAAGAGGCCAGGAAATCCTTCTTTCTTGATATAACGACGAAGGATCCTTCCCAAAAACGATTCCTCGGTGGTTGGCTTAACAGGATCAATGATTTTCAATTCTCTGTGTCATGAAAAACCTACTGATCATTTCTGTTTGCCTGATCGTGGCCGGATGCTCCGTTTCAAAGAAATTGCAGAACATTCCTTCGATGACTCTCTGGAAGATCCAGCACGATACAGTCTATATCCCACGGGATACCACCTTCATCCTGCCCCCGGACAGTTGCCTGATTCAGGCGCTAATCGAGTGTGACAGTACAGGCCTGGCCCGTATCTCTGAGATCCTTAAACTTAAAAGCGGGAAAAGGGTGACTCAGCAGATCTCGATGAAAGACAACATCCTGAATGTTCAGGCTTTTGTGGATACAGCCTCCATCGTTGCCCGATGGATGGAACGACAAATCACGGTCAAGGAAGAAAAGATCGTGACAATAGAGAAGAGAGTAAACTACATCAAGGGTTCCCAATGGTTCTTTATCTATTGCGGGTATCTCTTTTGCCTGGTCGCTGCAGTATATGTGATCATCAAACTCATCAGGATCTACCTGAAAAAGATCCCCCTATGAACCAGGTACAGATTGACGACATCCATCGAAGCTTGCCTTCCTGCTGGAATGAATTGACGGCAAAGCAGCTGCTTTTTGTAAGCGAAATGTTCTCCAAAGATTTAACTGTCGTTGATTTCAAAGTTGCCTCTTTGTTTGATTTTCTTTCAATAAAATTGAAGGTGTTCAAACGAATCAACGCCGAAGATGCCTTTTACCTTTGTAAAACATTGGATTTCATTTTGCAGGAAGTTACCCTGACCCGCAACCTGATCCCGGTAATAAAGAGAAGGTTATCCAAATTCTACGGTCCTGGCGATGGACTGCTCAATTGCACCTTCGGCGAATTTACGCAGGCGCATACTCGGTTTGAGCAGTATGTAGAAACACAGAGTCTTTCTGCCCTTGACGAGTTGGTGGCCATCTTGTACCGCCCAAGGAAATTTGGATGGGTCATCCGTAAGCATTTTATGGACTGCCTGGATCAAAGAATCCGGTTCAAAGAGCGCACGTTCAAACGACGGATCCGGAAAATGGGAAAGGTTGATAAGCTTATCAAATACTCCGTTTTTCTCTTTTTCTCCGGATGTCTGAATTCTCTGCCGAAACAGTTCCCCAACGTCTATCGGAAGAAAGAAGATTCTGTTTCATCCTCAATGAACGGCTGGATCTCGCTCATTATATCCCTGGCCGACTCCAAAACAGATAATCAGAGCATAGACTTGGTGGTGAATTCCAATCTCTACAATGTCTTCCTCGGACTTGAATATAAGTCCATCGAGTACTTCAATTACCTTGATAAAGTGAATCGCAAATGAAAAGCTTCAACGTTATCGGATTCGTGCAATATTTCAAAAGTATCGCCTCTCTTCATGCAGGCATCAAGGGCTTTTATATCATGGACATCAATGAGATACTGGAAGGCTTGAGAAATGAAGTGCAGTACCCGGCATTGATTCTCAATACCGTATCCGGTCTGTACAATAAAAAGCCAAACCGGGACAATATAACAAATACGGTGAAATCCGGGTTCCTGATCATTGATCACCTGGATCAGATGGGTGACTTTGCCGCCGAGATCTCCATCCTGCACAATACCTTTGAAATTGGTCATTCCATCCTGTCGAAACTTGATAATGACTCCTGCCAGCAGTATGCTCCGCATATCGGTATAGATGTCGATTCCATCAAATATGAAATGGTAGATCAGATATTTGATAACGCTTATGGCTGGCTATTCACCTTTGATATGATCAATCAGGCACTGGATCTGGTCCATGATCCGAAATATTGGCTTGCTCAGGGCAAGTCTGGAATGGTCGGCTTCGGCTTCTAGCCTCGTTTTTGTCCTTTTTTTCACTGCGTTTGATGATTTACTTTGATCCATGAAGTTAGAACCCGGATCAAAATTCTCTCAACTGGAGATCGCCGATGCCTGGGCGAAGATCACCGTTCAGCGCTGGCAGAAGAATATCCGAAAACTCAAAATCGGAAATTCCAAGACTCTTTATAATTCCTTCGCCAACGATGTCATTGGCGCAGCAAACGGAGATCTTATCAAGATAGATTTCACTTTTCAGTATTACGGAAAGTTTGTTGATATGGGAGTAGGGAAAGGCACCAAACTTTCTGATGGCAAACAAAGCAGGACAAGCCGCAGGGTGGGAGTGAATATGCTGGGAGGCCGCCGTGGACCTAAGAAATGGTATTCCAGAACGTTGTTTGCAGAAACAATGAAGCTTACCGAAATAATGACAGAGCAGTACGGCAATCGTGGAAGGTTTACAGTCATTGAGAATATAGATGATAATTCCATAAGCAGGTAATATGGCTAGTAATAAGGAAACTGCAAGGGCTACCATTATTTTGAACGGGAGCCAAGCCAATGCAACGCTCAAAGAGATCGAGGCATCGGCAAGGGCCCTGAATGCCGAGCTTCGGAAAATGCCCGTCAACTCCAAACAGTTTGAGGAGAAGACAAAGGATTTCACCAGGGTAAAACAACGCCTGGCTGATGTCCGGGGAGAGATCAATGGTACGGAAAGCGCCATGTCCAAGTTTGCCAATGGGGCAAACAAGTATTTCCAGGCAATTACCCTTGTCGCTGCCGCCTTCGTCGGAGTGGGGGCAGCCATCAAAGGAATGATCGACGGGAGCGCCAAGCTGTCGGATGCTTTCGCAGACATTCAGAAAACCTCCGGCCTGAGCGCAAAAGAGGTGAAGGAACTCTCTTCTTCCCTGGGGAAACTCAATACCCGGTCCGCAAAGAAAGAACTGCTGGAACTTGGGTATGTTGCAGGTAAACTGGGCTATACTTCTAAAGCCGATATCCTGGGCTTCGTTAAAGCGGCTGATCAGATCAATGTCGCCCTGGCAAAGGATATCGGAGGAAATGCCGAAGAAGCCATCCGTCAACTGGGTAAGCTAACCGATACCTTTAAAATAAAACAGGAGTTCGGGATTGAACAGGCCCTGCTAAAGACCGGAAGCGCGATCAATGCTCTAGGCGCCGCATCAACGGCTAATGAAGGGTATATGGTCGAATTCACCAAGCGCATAGGTGGTATCGCTCCCCAGGCAGGAATCTCTATTGCCAACATACTCGGCCTTGGCGCAACACTCGATCAATTAGGGCAATCCTCCGAAATGTCAGCTACCGCCCTAAGTCAGTTGATCGTTAAAATGTTCCGAAACACGTCCGAGTATGCGAAAATAGCCGAGCTGGATGTCGGTGAATTCTCCGCAGTTCTTAAAAAAGACGCCAATGAAGCCCTGATCATGTTCCTGGGAGGGCTGCAAAAGAACAAAGGCGGATTGCAGGAATTGTCCGAGAAGTTCAAAGACTTGGGAATTGACGGAAGCCGTGCAATCGGTGTGATTGGGGCGCTCTCCAATAATATCGAAGTACTTCGAAGGTCCCAACAGCTCTCCAACAGCGAATTTGAGAAAGGGACTTCGCTGACCAACGAGTTCAACGTGAAGAACAACAACATGGCCGGGAACCTGGAGAAGGTCGAAAAATGGATGCGCAAGTTGTTTGTCAATTCAGCGATCATGACAGGTCTTGGCAAAATCGTGAAATCTTTCGCCGACTGGGTTGCCATCCCGGTTTCCCGGGTCATGCAGGATGAATATACGCAGGTCAATGTGTTGGCTTCTAAATTGAGTGAAGCCAACCTGAGGATCGAAGATCGGAACAAGTTGTATGAAGAGTTGATCGGGCTTGCTCCCACAGTACTGGAAGGCATCGACAAGGAAAATATTTCCATCAACAGACTCAAAGACAACCTCAGGTTGTTTAACCAGGAGATGATCAACAAGATCATCCTTCAAAAGAAAGACGAGCAGATCGTTAAATGGCAGGAGACGGCGGCAGAGAAACGAGAAGAGAGGGTGAATCAGGAGATGTCGCTCCGCAAGGAACTCTCCAAGGTAATTCAGAAAGTAACGGAGCAAAGCTCTATTGATGGGCAGAATTTGCAAGAGATCTACATGAGCCAGGTTCTTTCCATCCAGCAGAAACGAGATCAGGTCATAGGGTATATCGAAAGTCACGCGGGAGTGGATGACCGGCTGGCCATGCGATTGAAGACTGGGACCATGATTTTCCGCAACTATGCAGAGGAAGAAGCGGCTGCCTTGGCAGAGATCCAGCGGCTGTTGAAAGAAAAAGATGACCTGTCTGCCAGCCTTGGTCTGAATGAACCGGACTTCAGGCAAAAACCTTCACCTGGTTCAACAGATGTCCCAGATCCCGCCGGTGGTCTTACCCCCGGGATGTCTGACGAAGAATTGCGTAAAGCAAAGGAGTATGCAGAGTACCTGAAGAAGATCACCCTTGAACTTCAACAGGCAAGAGCCCGCGCAAGGGAAGATGAACTTCAGCGTGAACTTGAGTTGGTCGATGCCAACCTGGAAGAAGAACTCTCCAAGATCACCGGTCATTCCATCGTGGAAGAAGATCTTCGTGTTGCCCTGCGTGAAGGGGCGGAACTCAAGAAAACCGAGATACGTCAGAAGTATCTTGCCAAAGAACAGGACCAGGAGTTTAAACTTCAAAAAGAACTCCTTGAAGCCAAACTCGATGCCGAGAATGAATACTCCCAGCAGTATATCATGCTCAAGCTTGAATTGCTCCGCCTTGAAATGGAGCATGAGCTTCAGAATACGGAGCTGACCGAGCAGCAGCGGCAACTGATCATCAAAGCCTATCGTACCAAAAAACAGACTACGGTTGAAGATTTTGATACCAAGATCGATCTGAGGCAGACGAATTTTGAGGATGAGTTAAATCGCCTGAAGATCCAGAGCGAAGAGGATCTTAAAAACCGCAAACTCCAGATCTACCTGGAGGTCCGGGATAAATACCGGGATATCCTGGCCACCTATGTAGAAGATGAAGCAAAAACCAATGAGATCCGCGCTCAAATGGCCGAGGAGCTTGCCGAGCGTCAACAGCAGGCTCAAAAAGATGCTGCTATTGCCATGGCAAACTCCATCATGGATTTTGTCAGTAGTGCCGCTTCAGCATTTTCCTCCCTGGTATCCACGATAAACGAGTCTGAGAATGCCCAGTTGCAGGCTGACCAGGCGGCCAATGACAAGAAGAAAGAGAACCTGAAAGCCAGACTGGACGCCGGTTTGATCTCCCAGTCCCAATATGATCGCTCTGTTACCAAGATGGACCAGGAGCTGGATCAGAAAAAACGCAAATTGCAGCATGATCAGGCAGTCAGGGCAAAAGAACTTGCCCTGGTCAACGCGATCATCAATGTCGCTCAGGGTGTCACCGCCGCTTTTACGGCCGGGCCCATCATCGGGATTGTGCTGGGAGCGCTCACCGCCGCCCTGGGAGTGATACAGATCGGCTATATCCTAAACACCAAAGTTCCGGAAGCGGCAACCGGCAGATATAATGTCATAGGAGAAGAGAGCGGCCGGAGGTTCTCCAACGTGCCGCTGGAAGAAAATCCGCAGACCGGGTTTGTTTCATCGCCTCTGTTGATCGGTGAGACCGGTGAGGAGATGGTCATTGATCCCGCCACAACGAAAAACCTCAGGATGAACTATCCTCAGGTCATCCAGGCCATTCAGTACGCCCGCGTTCCCCAGGCGGCTTCAGGCAGGTACGTTGAAACCACCACCGCGGAAACGCCGGGATTCTTTATTGATCCTGAACTCACTTCTACCTTGAAGAAATTCAACGAACATGTCGAAAAAGGGATCCAGGCATATATCTCCTATGATCATTTGCGAGATGTCAATGATACCATGACCGAAATTGAAAGCAGTGTTTCCAATTCCTAACCATACTCTGATATGCTCTCCATCGAAGTGAACGGGATCCCTTTGGATCTTCCAAATGATTTCTCAGCGACATTG